TCGCTCTGCCACCCCCCGCCATCGAAGGTGGTGCTGTCCTTGAAGACGGCCGGGGTCTCAGCCTTGAAGGACATGATTCCGCTGACCGGGGTCCAGGTCGGCGACGCAGTGGTGCCTGTGTTGACGTCGAGGTACCAGTCCTTGACGAGGGTCGCATCACCCAATGCCACCCGGGCGGTTGCGGTCATGCTCGTGCCTCCTAGCCCCGGTGGGATCCGGGATCGTAGATCCTGACTCGGTAGTTGGTCGTGCGCTCCATCCTGCCAGCTGCGTCCCGCCCGATCGGGGATCCGCTGGACCTGACCAGCGAGGTCACCCGCACGCCATTGGTCAGAGTGACGGGGAAATTGCCCATCAGCACGCCCGCGATCGCGTCGTCCAGGTCGTCCCCGGCGGCCACGTCGCTCAGGCTCGTACGGGTGCGCACCTGCAGCATGAGCACCGACCCGCTCAGTGTCGGCTCATCCCCGCCGACGGCGTACGTGCTCAGCGCGGCGGCAACATCCGGCTCGTCCGGGTAGGTCGAGTCGAACACGGGCGCGGGGGAGGCGGTCACGCTGACGGCGCCGGTCGCCGTCCAGGTCGCCGCACCTTCGGTATGAAGCAGGGCGGCAACGCCTGTCCGTAGCCTGCGCTGAATCCCCGCGGTCATGCCGCACCGCCCGACGCGCGCGCGACTGCCGCCCGGACGATGCGGCCGACATCCTGAGCGCCCTCGGCTGCGGCCGACTCCAGGTACTTCGCCTGCCGCCCGTCGGCGTGCCGAGCGCCCAGATCCTCATGCACCCGGACGGCGTAGGGGGTATCGAAGGACACGGCGGCCACGGCCTCCCCATCGTCGGTGACCCTGCCCGACCGCTCCAGGGTGCCCTCTTCGATCGGCACGCGGTCCCTGGCCAGCTTGAGGATGTGCTCCCCGCCGTCCCGCAGTCCCTTCAGCACGGCATCGGCGATGGCCTGCGCGGGATCCCCGCCCGACGGGGTGAAGGCGACGTCGGCCCGGATCACAGCAGCGTCACCGCCACGTGATCCGGGGTCGGCATCGGCGAGGAGAAGACCTGACAGCCCGCGGCCTCAGCCACCCGCCCCCCGAAGGTGTCGGGCAGGGTGATGCGCGACCCGGGCGGGACGTAGGCCGTGCCGGGCGGCAGGAACACCGAACCGGACGACAGCACGGTCTGCCCGCTCGGCGCCTTGATCTGCTGCTGCTTCGCGTCGATCATCGCGGCCGTGGCCACCGATGCGGCGTAGACCGGCCCGGTGGCGCTGTCGCCGGTCTTGCGTTCGATCGCCACGACGTACCCGAACCAGGCGGACGGGACCGCGCTCATCCTCGGCTCACCCCCTGCTCACGCCGGGCGGTACGCCGATCAGCCCGACCTCGTCGAGGATGCGCACCGCGGTCGGGCACAGCTCGGTCGACAGCCGCAGGCGCGCGGTCTCCCCGCCGACGTAGCCGAGTGTGCTCACGCTCGCAGACCCGATCGAGGACGAGGCGACGCCGGCCACCGCCCCACCCTCGAAGGCGCCGACCCCCGCGGCCGTGCAGGTGGCCGCGTGCTCGCAGGTCGCGTTCTTGAAGGCCTGCAGTGTGTCGGCGTCGGTCGGCATGCTGGTCGTCGAGTCGACGGCGTAGACCGCGGTGCGGGTGGCCGCCCGCACCAGCGTGGAGGCCCGGCGCAGCTGCGCCATCACGTCGGCGGGCGCCGTGCCGCCGGTCCATCCGACGTAGTCCACGGGGTCCGCGTAGGTCGGCATGGCACCCATCAGCAGTCACCGTACATGGCGATGAGTGCCGCACGGGTGGCCTGCTGCGCAGCCTCGCGAGGGGCGCCACAGGCCACGGCGTACTCGACCCAGGCCTCGTGTGTGGATCCCCGGCCCGGTTCGGCCAGCTCGGGGATTCTGCGCTTGGGCGCCGCGTCCGGCACGACGTCCGCCGGGTCGGCCTCGGGGGATACCGACCCGGCGGACGTCGATCCGCCGGGGGCTTCCCGGCCCCCCTCACGATGCCAGATCAGCGGCATCCCGGCCAACCTGCAGTCCGTCGGCGCACCGGGCTCGACGTCCACCACCTGCCCGGTGCGCACGTTCTTGTAGCGGTTCACAGCCTGCGGCACCTCCTGTCTCGTTTCATACCCGCCGTTATGCCCAACCCAGAGCTTGCATCTTGGCGTGCACCTGCGCAGCCACCACGGTGTAACCGGATGGGCTCAGGTGGATCGAGTCGGACCGTAGTGATACCGGCACCGTGTCACCGGCGATGTCGGTCAGGTCCTGCGCGGTCGGCGTAATCCCGGCGTCGGCGAGTCCGTCGGAGATCAGGTACGCACGAATGTCGAGGTATCGGACGCCGTAGGTAGCGGCGAGAATTACGTTGCAGGCGACGATGTCCGTGTGTCCCGCCTGCCCCGTCACCTCTCCCTGACCACTGATCACGCCGAGGATGATGTATCTACCGGTGCTCCCAGCGGCCAAGATCCTCGCCACGTTGGCGGGGACCCCGAAACGATTCGGCGGGTAGTCGTTGCGACCAGCCCACACAATTTGACTGCACCACGCTCGTGACGTGGCCGCTTCGGCGCGGGTAGCGATTTCCCCGGAGTCCTCACCGGCAACGCCGAGGTTCCATACGGCCGTGCCGCCGAGCAGCGCGGACAGCCTTGACGGATATGGCAGGCCCGCTGCCCCTGTGCCATAGGTTAGCGAGTCGCCCCACGCCACCCACTGACCATGGTCTTGCGGGCTCTCAAAACCAGGTCGTAACAACGACGACCCCCCGACCACCATCCCCACCCGCGCCGGAATTGTTACCGTTCGTCGAGGCTCCACCACCACCACCACCACCACCACAAATGGCGCCTGCGGCACCTGCCTGAGCAGATCCAGTGACGGACGCTGCGCCACCTCCACCACCAGAGCCGATGCCGGGGACGCCCGTCGCGTTAAAGGACGTCGGGACAGCACCATCTACGACGCCACCCGTACCGGTCGCGAACCGGCCATAGTTTGCTGCACCTGACGCGCCACCAGCAGACGGTGTGTTTCCCGAGGTGATCCCACCTCCCGCACCGCCACCGGGGCATGCCCAGACAGAGGCTGGGATACCTCCCCCCCCCGACGAGGAAGCTCCCGCACCACCGACCCCGCCAGTCGTAGAGGCGGCACCCCCAATGGCGGAACCTCCGCTCCCTCCGGAGGTTGTGGAGAGCGCTCCGGCAGCACCCGAGGTTGCCGTACCTCCCGCACCGGCACCGCCACGCGTACCTCCCGGATGCACGAAAGAGCTTGACCCGATGTAGCTATACCCGCCCTGCGCACCGGCGTTTCCAGAGCTGTCGTCGGTGGTGACGGCTGTCCCGCCTACGCCACCAGCGCCGATGACGACCGTCACGGAATCCGGGAGTTCGTCAGCTCGATACTCCTGAGCCGTCGTTCCGCCTCCACTCCCAGCACCACCGCCGCAGCGAATGGTGCCGTTGGCACCACGTCGCCCCGACCCCCCGCCGTTGCCACCGTTGATACAGACGGCCTTGAACCATTTTGCTCCGGCCGGTTTCGTGAATGTCGCCGTGCCGGGAGTCGCAAACACCTGGACGTCGACGATTCGCCCATAGGTGCCAGTCAGTGCCGCATCCGCGGCAAGTGCGGCTGGGACGGCTGGATCCAGCTCGCTGTAGCTGATCGTCCCCGCCGCGACCTCTCCGGCGAGCGCCCGCTTGGCTAGGTAGATCGCCTCCTGTACGGAATCCCGCACGATCGGGTTCGGCTGCGGTCTGACTCCCATGCCGGTCTCCTAAGATCGGTCGATCAGTGCAACAAGGGCGCGCTCGGTGGCGCGCAGGTCGGGTGTCGGGTCCAGCTCGGCGGCCCGGCGGTAAGCCCGCATACGCGCAGGTCCATACTCGCCGACCCCGGTCAGCAGGGAGAGACATGCGCCCTCCCAGGCGTCGACGTCGTCCAGCGGCAGCGTGCGCCCGGCGCACCCCAGGCACTCGACCAGACCCGGCGCCGTCGAGCCGATGACAGGGATGCCGTTGATCATCGCCTCAACGGCGACCATCCCCCAGCTCTCGGCCTTGCTCGGCATGAGCAGGATGCGGGTCCTGCGCCAGACCTCGACCATCGGCGTCCCGTGAGGCAGCACCTCGACGTTACGTAGGCGGGAGAAGTCGGGCACGTCCTCGCAGGCGTAGCCACCCCCGACCGCCAAGAACCGCACCCCCCCGAGGCGTGAGGCCAGCTCGGCGAACAGATCCCCACCCTTGTCCCGGTTCGGATTGACCAGGGTGATGCAGTGCCCTGCCCGTTCGGTCTCGCCGGCGTCGTGCTCCTGCGCGTACACGGGCGGGCGCAGGACGTGAACCGGCAGTCCCGTGCGCTCCAGGCTGATGCGCATCGTCTCGCTGTTGGCGATGGTCAGGTCGGCCCCGACCTCGGCCAGTCGGGCCGCGCCCCAGCCGGGCGGACCGCCGTGCAGCGCGGCCACGAAGCGGGCGCCGACCCGATCGGCGTGCCTCCTGGCCTGCCGGGTGAAAGGGATGTGCGCGTAGACGATGTCGGCGGGGAGCAGTGCCGACGTGGCCGGGTGATGCACCGTGACGCCGTCGACATCGATCGACGTGGCCCGGCGCTTCGGCCACCCGTCCAGCGCGGTGGCGCCGTGCGGCACGACGGCGGCCTCCCAGCCCTGCCCGACCAGGTAACGCAGCAGGTTGTGCGTCGCCAGCTCGGCGCCGACGCGCCGGAAAGGAGGGTAGGACACGGTGTGCGCAACGATCCTCGGTCGCACTGGTCCACTCCTCCTTTCCGGCGCTCGTTCGGTCGATCAGACCGAGTCGTTGAGACCGTTGATGATCACGGCCCGCGCGGCGCGCATCGTCTTCACGCCGCACAGGATGTCCATCGACAGGACGTCCTGCTTGTACTGCGAGTCGTAGTCCCAGACCACGCGGACGCTCAGGCCCTTGTAGCTGACGACACTGGAGAAGGCCGCGCCCTTGGGCTGAGCGAGCGGACGGGTGACGAACGTGAACGCGGTCGGGTGGAAGGCGACCCCCAGCCAGTCGTCGATGTTGTTCGACTCGTACGCGTCGAACCCGTGCATCCGGCCGATGGCGGCCTCGCGCAGGCCGGTACCCGCGTCGCCCCGGGCGTCGGCCCGGTTGCTCAGCGCGTCCATCCGCCAGTTGCTCGCCACGTACTCATCGACGACGGCGTAGCGGTTGTCGAGCGGCACCTTCGCCGTGGTCAGCACTCGACCGGCGGTGATCAGATCGAAGGTCGGGTGCTCGCTGGTGCCCTCCACGAACTTGGTCGCGGTGACCGACTGGGTCACGTCGTTGCGCAGCTCCAGGATCTGCGTGTCGACCGCCTGCGCGATGCCCTCCAGTGCGGGCGCAATGACGCGGGTCTGCAGGTCGGGCAGCTCCAGCGTCAGCTCCCTGGAAGTGAACGGGACCGAGATGTCCCAGATCGTGTCCAGCACGACCGGCACCTGGGTCTCGGTCAGGTTCTGCAGCGTGCGGCCGACGGCCTGCGCGTACTTGTTCGCGGTGAAGGTGCCCGGCACGCGCACGTTCACCGTGTCGCCCACGTCTCCGGTGAAGTCGCCGTCGAAGTCGCGGCTGACCAGCGGCAGCATGCGGGACGTGTTGTAGAGGGTCGCCAGAGCCATGCGGGCGATG